GTGGGCAATGCTAGGGGGTAAGTGATAGCCATTATGCAAACGCCCTTCCGTATGAACCGCCGCGCCGCTTGGCATCAGCGACAGCCGCCTTTGCGCTTTCAGCGATCTGCGGCATCAATGATTTAATCTCAGTGCGTACAGTTTGCTGTACGCCCGTGGATACGTTGATGGTTTGGTTTACGACAACTGTCCCGCCGCCGCCAAGCTGGTTATTTGCCACAATACGACCGTTAGAGCTTGGGATAAACATCTCTGGTCCGCGCTCACCAACTAGGTAAGGGGTCTTTGATGCGACAGGGCCACCAACCGCACGGGGCGGCAAGTTTGGCCCCTGAACAGGGCCAACAGTTGCATCAAGGAAAGCACTAGAGATAAACCCTGTGATCCTCTTAACAACGAATACGCGGTACAACTCTTTGATGATGTCAGTAGCCATAGACCGGAACGCTTCTTTAACGCTCTTAGTTCCATCAACAACTGACATTAGGGAATCCCCGAATGCGTCGCCTACAAAGTCAGCAAGCTCAAGCTGCTGCTTCATTGCCGGCGATAACTCCGACCTTACGACTTGAGCAATATTTGAAACAGACTTTGATCCCGATTTAGCAGTTTCATCCACCTCACCAACGCCAGCCTGAATTTGAGCAAATATAGCGCGTATCCTGTTATATCTTGGATCGCGCGGGTCAAATATAACCTCATCATCCTTGCGCTTAGCTAACGCTTTTAGCTGTATCATCGAGGCTCCCACCTTATCCACAGCCTCTGCCGCAGCCTCTGCCCCCTGCTGGATTTTATAGAACTCGGCCTTAATTGGATCATAGTTTGGATGACGCGGATCAAAAATAGGCTCCATCGCCTTAACAGTTTTGTCGATAGACCTATTCACAGGCTCCATCGACTTTGCAAGCTCGCGCATCTGACCTTCCATCTGAAGGATCATGGGCAACATAGCTTGACGCGCATCCGCTGGCAGCATAGCAATTTCTTGCCGCAGAGATACAACGGCCTGCTTCATCGCATCAACATTACTACTACCAGCCGCTGTCAAAAACTCTTCAGACAGCCGCATAATTTTGCCTTCAGGCAAGTCATCCAAAGTGTCAGAGACTGAGGCATATCTAGCCTCTAGCCCAGCAAGCTCTTGCTTTAGCGCAGAAATGGTTTCAGGCTCAAGCCCCTCAGATACAGCCCGCGTTAAACCAGCCTGAGTATATGCAATATCTTCTTTTAGCGCCCCAAGCTCGCCGACAATCTTCTGGTAGTCTTTAGTGTCTATTAACTGCTTAAAGCTCTCAGTGGTTTGCTTTATCACGTCAATCCGAGCCAAATCCTCAACCAACCTGAGATATTCTCTGGTATCCGCTGTAAGCGCCCCATATTTCTTCTTGATCTGTTCAATGTTTGAACTGTTAAGGATCAGCGTCCCATTCAGTTTATCCATTGCGGCACGCAGCAACTCAGTTTGCGCCGTGAAGTCTTTAGCCCTCCCAGAAGCCTGCCTCGCCGCTTCTGCCGCTCTCTCTTGGCCGATAACAATCGCAGAAATAACCGAAACAGCAGCGCCAAGCACCGCGCCAAATGGCCCAAAGATTTGCAAAAACTGTCCAGCCTGCTGACCAAACGCCTGCATTCTGCTGGTGCCATTGGCAACCTGAACCGCATAGTCCCCGATCTGATAACCGGCCTGCTGGACACCGCCTAGCGCAAACTTACGCAAGTTTTTCTGCGCACCAGTCAGCGACCCGCCAAACTGGTTCATCTGGATTTGAGACTTCTTGGCCTGATTGCCAAGGTTTTTCAGGCTATTTTCAGCCTTTTTGGACGGCTTAGAAAGCTCATCAATACCGCGCAGACGATACTGCAATTCTTGTACATCAACTGCCATTCGACATCTCCTGCGCGATCCTTAGATATGCTACCCACCCATTGTACTCTTCCATAGACATAAATTCAATTTCTTCTACGGTTTTGCCCAATTTCTCCGCGATAACGTACAAATTGAACATGAGTGGGTCTGCCTTTAGTTTCCCGCCATGTCCTCTACATCAGCCACCAACATCATTGGAGTTGCCATCTTGTAGATCAGCTCTGGCGGTAATTGCTTGAGCATCATCTTATGCTCAATGGTAAAAACCTTTTCGCCATCTGCATCCAGAGCCTTCTTGACGATCAGGTCAATCAGGGCTTCCGGTGTTGAAATGTCCTTGTGCTGCTTCTGCACTTGGATCATCTCACCAGTGGTGAACGGCTTATAGTAAAGACGCAGAGGTTCTCCCTCTGCGCCCAATTCATCAATATCAACATATTTTGTTTCGCGCTTGGCTAGATATGCTGATAATGCGTCTATCGCTTTTGACATTAGGTTACGGTTCCTGTGGTTAATGCACCATTCCCTGTGAATGAGAATGTCGCAGTAACCATACCATCCATTGGTGTCTCAATGTCAAGTGTCTCAATGATTGCGCTTCCGGACAACAATACATCACCATTTGTGTCGCCATCGGGCTGCAAGCTCAAAGTTACAGTCTCGCCAACTGCCAATGTCACCTGACCGTTTGTGTCAGCCGGATCGTAGTTGCATGTCAAGCTGCCAGAAAATGTTTTCTGGGTTGCTGCGCGAGTAACCCAATCGTCACCCATTGCAGTCTTTTCAACAATCCCCACAGACTGAGAAATTGAGAAACTTGTGACTTCCGCCACAGCATTGGCGCCGCTTTTCACGACCCCATCATTACCTACTATAGTCGCCATAATGGACCTCCTTATTTAGCGGCTTCTGCATCATCAATAGCTGTAACATATCTGACGTTGTATGTCAGCCTTGCCACGCCTATTGGTTGCTCGGTATCGCCAGAGAAATCAATCTCCGTTGATGTAAGTATAGCATCTTTGGCGAGATTGTTTACCGTAAAATCTCCAGCCATAGCTGCCTCAATCTGCACGCAGATCGCATCAATATCATCGTCAAAGGTATCGGTGATGCGAACATAGGCATCCACGTTGACCGTCACATTTCTGATCATGTCCTTGCTGGACATGTTCAACAAAGATGATGTCTCAACACCAGAGTAAACAGTGATCGCAGGTAGGTTCACCTCGGTTAATGGGTAAACCCTGCTTGGATATACGCGGGATGATACAAGCGCCACACCAGATGAAAGCGTGGACGATATGCGGTCACGAATTTGCTTGCGAACATGCGCCATTAGGATTTCTCCAACTGAATAGCAGTCTCACCAACGCCGTTATGCACCCAAGCACGGATCACATATGTCTGCCCAGAAATGACCATAATTTCACCCTCGCCAATATTCGGCACGTCAATAGTCCGGCAGATTAATCGCGGTTGCTCCTGATGGATTTGCGCGTAACCACCTGCATCAACTGGGATGGTTTCATTGTCAAAGATGCCATTGATCGTGCCGCCATCATATGTAACAGCGACAGCAAACTCATCCACATTAAGAATTGTTGCAAGATCATCAGCAAACGGTAATGGCATCAGTCAGCTTTCTTACGGGTTGCCTTTGGCTTTGCAGCGCGATCAACAGTCTTTGGCTCTGGTTTCGGGGTTGGCGCTTCTGTGATGCGCCCATAGCCGCGCAAAGCCGCAGCTTCGTCCGCACCAAGTTCAACAATATCACCAGCATTGCGCTTCTCGCCAGCCGCGAAACAAGATTTCAAGATTAGGTATTTCATTTTCTGCCCCTCAGTAGAGGGGGTGGCCTTGGAGCCACCCCACGTTAGCATTATGCGCCGTCATTGTTGACTGCGAATGATACTGCGTGACGTACCGCTGTGTCTACAGTTTGTAGCGCAACGATGCGAACAGTACCAGATGTGGACGCTGTATATGGGTCTACAGTGATGTCCAAACCGCCGTACATGCCGATCAGCAAGTCAGCAAAGTTGCCGAAATACAGATCGCCTGATGTGACTTGGTTTGAGATGATGGCACGGTAGCCATTCACTTCACCACCCTGCAATACGAACTGGCCTGAACCAGCATCTTTTACAGTTGTTTTCAGCGCACCCGCCATGCCTGCTGGCATGATGTAGGCCAAGTTGCCCAACAGAGCGTTATCTTCTGCAACTGCTGTTTCCATCGCAACTACTTCTGCGAATGTTGGGTTAGCTGCTGCAAACGCTGTTGGAGCGTTGATGCCAGAGGTGTTTTTGATACCTGTTGGCTGGCCTGAAGAACCGGAACCTTGCAACGCGCCGTTGTCGATTGCCAAAGCAATACCTTGCGCCAGATCGTTGCGGATCAGGTTTTCGATGTCCAATGAGGACTGCATCATCATTAAGCGAGTGATGTCTGTGAACGCGCCCAATGTCTTTGGTGACATTGTGACCTGACCGAATGTTGGTTCACTTTCAGCAGCAGCGCCGCCTTCAGTTGAAATCCAACCAGCAGTTGAAGCAGCAGTCTTTTTAGGGATTTTTACGTCACCTTTCAGACCTGTCAACATTGTGGCCCCAGCCTGCATTACAGATGAAGCATTGCGCAGTACGTCGATGAAGTCACCGCCGCGATACGCTTCTGCAACCATTGCGCTATCGTCTGATGTGTTCAGATCACGCTGGCCCCAAGAACGCAGAACGTCTGTTGGGATGTACAAGCCCTGTGGCTCTGCACCAGCACGCTTTGCTGCTTCTTTAGCTGCTTCAAATTCGAATGAAGCTGCATCTTGTGCGCCACGATCAGATGGGTTTGCCATCGCGCGGATTGCTTTCATCAACGAGAACTGACGAACTTCTTTGTCGTTCATGCCGATGTCTGCTTCGTCCATTGGCTTGTTGCCAATAACGTCCAACAGTTGACCACGGAACTCAGCCAATGAACGGCCTTCCGCTACGGCTTTGTCAGCCAAGTCACGTTGCTGGTGTTTTGCTGCCAAACGGTACATTTCAGCAGTTTCTTTTGCGGCGGCGCGAGATGCCTCGGCCTTCACCGCGTCGATGTCGATTTTATTTTCTTCCGACATATCAGGTTCCTTTCGAACAAGGGGTTCAGTTTTAGGTGAATTTGCGACTTCATGTGAACGATTAATTCCAACCCTAGTATCCGCTGGGATTGAAACCACACTCACTTCCATCACTTGCCAAGAATTTACACGGTAGCTATCCGCGCCTTCTTTCTGCATGTCGTGGACTTGATAGCCCACTGAGATATTGCTTCTGATACCATCCACAACATCATCGTACACCTCTTTAGCAAGCCCATTTCTTCCGAAACGAACCGTCGCACGCAAACGGCGTGCCGAGCTATCAAGGTACACATCCTCAACCACACCAATCTGTTGGCGTGGATCGTGATCCAGCAGCAATGGCATGTTGCCAGACTTGGCAAACTCCAAATCAATGCTGCGCTCACTGTGATCCAAGATTTCCATACCAAAGCTACGCTCAACTGGCGTTTCACTTGATACAGAGATATTTACTGTGCGCTTATCTTCATCAACAACGCCAGCCTTAAACATCATTCCGCGAGTTTCCATCTTCTCACGATCAAAGCGTTGCTCAGAGGCTTCTGCCTCAACCTCAGCCACTACTTCTTCTTGCGGCTCATCGACCACAATTTCTTCAGCGACTTCTTCTGCACGAACTTCATCAGTCATAGCATTTTCCTCAATATTTTGAGGCATTGTATCAGATTTATCTACATCTTGCATAGAGCGTTCCTTTTCCAAGCGTTCAACGATGTTTCGGCTCCATGTGAAACCAGCGTTTCCACCCCATAAATCCCAAGCGATGCGCCATGCTGTAGGGCCACCATCGCTCTCTTTGCCATCATAATGCTTGGCTTTATTATTCTCATGTCGGCTGAAAAAGCTGAACATCCGTTTTACGGTTTCTTCAGACAGGTTGTCACCATTGACGATATTACGCGCACGGGCAACGCCAACAGCTGTGCCGCCACGGCCATACTCACGCCGCCACTCAAGGCCGCGCTTTGCCGCTGAAACCATTCCGTCAGTCGGTTTGTACGGCATCGTCAGTCTCCGCTGGCACAGGTTGTTTATCCCCGAATGGCTGATATGCCATCTTCAGGCCATATTCTTCCGCTAGGTCTTGATCTCGGTTAATCTGAGCAAACGTATCTTCTGCGTCACGGCCATAGTTTGCCGCAATGTCAGAATGGCTCAGGATGCCGTTTTGCAGTCCAACAACAGCAGCGTTGATTTCCTTCAGCGGGTCAACCCACTGGAACCCACGGCCACGCCAAGTCACATCCTGCGTGAACTTGAAGAACTTATTGTCGCCACTGATCGGAATGTACCCAAAGTCCATCACATGCTTCAGCCATGTGCGATACATTGGG